TGAGTTTTCTCTGCGAGTTGCTCACGAAGTGAACCTCCCTCCCAAATCCACTCTTTTCCTTCCATGATTCCATTCACAAAAGCGTCTGGTGCGGAAGGGTCTGCTACAATGTCAGCAGCAGTTGCGAGTTGGAAATCTTCTCCAACCATTTTACAACCATTATTGCTCTCTTTTAGTGATCCAACACCACGAGAAGATACTCCGAGTTTGACTCCTTCATCTAGCAATGATGAGGCAATTTTACCCATTGGAGTTGATAATAATGTTGCTTTACCTCTGAAGTTGTTGCCTTCTCTTACGAGCGAGGTAATTTTGTGTGAAACCCGATCAAGATTAACAGTTGGTCCTTCGGGATGACCGAGTTCTCCAAGTGCTCTACCTTCATTCACAAAAGTTTTATTGTATCTGTTAACTTCTCTTTCAAGAATGTCAACGGGATACATTCTCCCGTTACGATTTTTAATACCACCTTGAAGGAATACACCTTCGATACAAAGACGTTTTTTGCCTTTATATTTTTCAGTGATAAATTGTACTTGAGAAATTTCTTCTGTGATCAGTTTCATGGTTCTTAATTTGTAAATGCAATTACGGTTCCTTTGACACTAGCATTGCCACCTATCGCTGCCCCAATTTCTTTTTCAACAATAATAGATGTATTGGCAATCATAGTAAGTGATGCAGGTGTTGCATTAGCAATTGTCACTTCTTGAGTAGCACCAGTATTAACCAGTCTAACAAGTCTTGCATTCGTAATAGTTGCTTCACCTACTGCAAGTTCAAGACTTAATGGTTTGATAGTCAACATTATTCTGTTTCCTCATTTGAATCAGGTTCATCCTCAACTTCAAGTTCAGATTCTGCTTCAGGTGTTTCTTCATTTGGCACCTCATTACCAAAAAGATCAGCACCAACTGTTTGTCGTGCTGCGTCTATATATTCTGCTGATCTAGCATATAGTCTTTCCTTTATTTTATCAGAAATATCACTAGCACTAGCGTCAGTAGCGATCAAATCCACAAGATCTTCCATAAGATTAATTTATTGCAATATACTTATTTATACATTCTTTAAACATCAGCTACATTAGTTGATGGATATGCTCTTCCATCACCCCACATAATTCTTACTGCACCATTACCTCCATCTGCTGCGTTACCATCGCCATCATCTTCTACACCTTGTCCACCACCACCATATAATTTAGTTCGAGGAGTTGAATTTGGATTCGTTCCATCTCCAGCAGATCCTGCAAATCCTTGGGTGTCTGCTAGAGCACTAGCAGTAGTTCCAGATTTAGAAGTACCAGCACCACCTGATGAACCCTGTCCATATATACCAACTCCTCCACCACCATGAATAGTGTTGAAAGTTCCAGTGCTGTTTGATCCACCGCCACCGCCACCTCCACCACCTGATCCAGCGGTTGCATTACTACTAGATCCATCACTACCACTACCACCATCACCAGAATATCCACCAGCTCCTCCACCGCCACCGCATTGATGACCACTTTGTCCACGACCTCCACGACCTCCATTGCCACCGCCACTAGTAGAACCACCACCACCATAGGTTGATGAGTAATTTGTTCCACCTGGTTGAGCACTAGTAACAGGATTATTATACGCTCCTTTTGTACCACCACCTGCTCTAGCAAGAATAGTTCCTGAATGACTGCCTATTCTAATATAACTATCTCCTCCACTAGTCGCATTATTAGTGCTAAGATCACCACCACTACCACCAGAACCGACAGTAATGTATAATGTTGATTGTCCACTAATATTAATATTATTTCTCCAACTTAAGGCACCACCGCCACCGCCTCCTCCAGAGACACCATTACTAGGTAGTGTGGAAGCAGAACCTCCTCCTCCACCACCAATTAAAACAGCTGAAATTTCTGTTACTCCTGCGGGAACAGACCATGCATATTGTCCCGCACTTGTAAATGCTTGTTGACCAGGTTCAGCAGCAGCAGATCCTGCCATGCTTAATGAAGCAACACCACCACCAAATCCAGCCATTGATTTCATAATTTATTCCTCGTTTCTATTCAAATATACTTGCTGGCATCGCATTTCCATTGTAACCGTCAAAATAATTTGTATTATTAACATTTGTTGGTGCTTTTGTGGGGTAATAAGCATATCGGAAAACATTACTAGTACTTACAGCACTAGTAAATATATCACCTTTTGGAACAAAAAATTTGACTACATTATTACACACAACTCTTAAAAGCATAGATTGGTGGTTGGCAGAGTATCCCTGAAGAACTAATCCAAGAGTGTCTTGTAATCCAGAACTAAAACGAATTGTAAACCAACCTGTATTACCATTCAAATAATTATAACTACTACACCAAGCACCTGAATATGCATCAGTGTTAAGCATATCAGTTACAGTATAACCACTACTTACAGTTCCCCAATTAGGTACAGAATTGGGAGCTAATGTATGTACATTGGTAGTAGTTCCAGGAATACGACTAGTGCCATTAAAACTAATCAAAGGTCCTAAATCATTATCGTTTGTTGCATGGATATAACTGCAAAAGAAATTATGATTAGTAGAATGGGGAAAATAGGCCCATCGGGTGTTATTAGGATAAGATGTACTAGCTGTGTAATAGTCAGTAAAATTTTGTACTCTTACATCAGTGGAACTATTTTTATTAACTCCAAAGACTTCTGCTAAAGTTTTTGTTCCACCACCACTATGACGAAAAAGTGATGCTGCTCCTCCTCCTAAACCTGTTGCTGATAATGGCATCGTTAAATCTCCGCTGTCTTAGTATCTTTTTGATATTCTGCGTCAGTTATCTTTGCAGCAGAAGCATCTGGATCTTCATCTGTAGGAACTTCTCCTAAATCTTGTCCTTGTGGTAATGGTTCTCCTGTGATTGGATCAACTTCTGCTGGATTTGGAAGAATACCTTTCTGTATTTCGTCCTCAATTTGCATATCAATTTCTTCAATTTCCTGATCAGTTTGTTGAAGAACTCTCTTACGAACATACTCAGTTGAATAAAACTTACCAATATAAGGTTCAATTGTTGCAAGATTACTCAAACGACTCTGTAGCATCTCTGATTCTTTAAGTTCTGCAAACTGATTATCATATAAGAAGTCATATTGAATATGATCTTCCATTTGACTCCAATCTTCAGGAGTAACAATATTCTTAAGAATTAATTGTGTCTTAAGCATATCATTAAACATTGCAGCAAAACGCTTTCTTAAACGTCCTACAAATTTAGAGAATTGAAGTTCATCTCTAAGTATCTCTGATGAACGACCTAAATTAAAACCACTATCAGCACCAATTCTTGATTCTGGGACACCTAATGCACGATATAATTTCTTCTGGAAATATTCAATATCTTGTAATTCGCCTAAATTCTGTCCACCTGGTAAGGTTGTAATTTCGGTTCCCCGACCACCCTCTCTTCTTGGTAACCAGAAATCTTCCATCATAGACATAAATTTACGGTCATCACGAATCTCACCAGTTTGTGCATTATAAACAAGTTTATTACGATAACGATTCATTACCTCTTTGAGGTATTGTTCTGCCTTGATTTTTGGTAGATTACCAACATCAATATAAAATATTCTTCTTTCTGGTGCTCTTGATAGTCTGTAAATAACTAAACTATCCTCAATCATTCTTAATTGATTCAGTGCTTTGATTGCTTTTTGAAGATAAGAAAGAACTCTGTTCTTATTACGATCTACTAATCCTGATGTACAATATGTAATTGAATCTTTTGATATCTTGACAGAATTTTTACCTGCCTGTGAAATCATTCCTGTTGGAAAGTTAGGTTTTGTAGTGTAGAGATAGTATTCCTCAAACTGTGGATTTGGAACAGCCTGATTTTCTGGTCTTAATCTTGAATTTACATCACCCTGTGTTTTCTTCTCTTGACGAACATACTTTAATTTCATCGGATCAATATATCTTAGATCCTGTATTCCCTCTTGAGGATTCTTCAAGTCAATGACTTTGAGATAATATAAACGACCATCAATATACCAGTTACGGAAAATTTCGTGAGACTTCTTATCGAAGTCCATTGTTTCTTTTAAATATCTAAATTCTTCTCTAATTTTTTTCTTGATGCCTTCACTGGCATTCAGGTTTGATAACTCTACCTCAACAGGTGAGTCATACAAATCTGTGACGATTGCTTCATTAACAACATCTTCGATAGCCTTATCCACCTCTGGGTGTAAAGCCATCTCTCGATATCTTTTTATTAATTCGTGTTCG